CGCCTCGCCCGCCCCAGCCGCCAGCAAGCCCGAGGCTGGCCATGACTGAAAAACGCTTTGAGCGTATAGCTAAGTTCAGAGATACCTATGATGACTTGCCGGATGGCGCTTTCTTTGCTCTGGCCGAGGAGCAGGGAATCTCGGTGGATGATTGGGCGTGGTTCGCAAAGCAAGAAGAGCAGCGGAAAGCCCCGGCCAGCAAGCGAGCGGAGCAATGAGCTGGATCGGAGGACTAGCCGAATGGGAAGACTCTGGGATTACGTATCTTTCAGTCGCCTTCACCTACAAACTGAATGAGGCATATGACCGCGCTCAACGTGCTCGCTTATTTGGTCGCAAAGTTTTTGTTGGAGGCCCTGCGATATTTCTGATGAGGAAAGGCAAGATGCATCACCCGATTAGCTTGATTGCAGACGCTGCGGACATTTACCCTGACGCTGTGTTTCATCACAATCCAGAGGCGACATTCGCCAGCAGGGGATGTTCTGAGAAGTGCACGTTCTGTATCGTGCCATTCATGGAGGGAGATTTTACGCTCCTTCCAGAATTCACGCCGCGCCCGATTCTTTGCGATAACAACTTGTCAGGACTTCCAGCCGAGTATCAGGATTACATCATCGAACGCTATGTGAAGCACGGTGTTCAACTGAAAGATGCCAACTCAGGTTTTGAGCCGCACACATTCACAGAGGAAGTCTATCGGCGCTGGAAACCACTGATCGACGCCGGGGGTGGCCCTTGGCGATTCGCCTTCGATGATATGAAAGAGGCGACTCCAGTGAGAGCGGTATTCAAGATGCTCAAGAACGAGCCGTCACGCCGCAAGCGAGTCTATGTGCTAATCGGTAATGAACCGTTCGCAGCCTGCATGGAGCGAGTCTATGAAACGATCGCTAATGGCTGTGAGCCGCATTGTCAGCCATATCTCGACTTGACGGCAACTACGCGAGAACCGAGACCACGCTTTGATTGGAGTACGCAGCAACTCAAAGACGTAGCGCGATGGGCAAATGGATTTCTTTGGAGGAAGACGCCGTTCAGCGAGTACGACAGGCAACTGAAGAAAATGCCGGTGAAAGAATCCTATGACGATCAGCAGGGATTATTCGTTTAGGCCCAAGCAGCGCCCCCTGCACCGTGAGGCCGCAAAATGAAGCCGTACTATGAGCACGCAGGGATCACCATTTACCACGGAGATTGCAGAGAGATTTTGCCAAATTTAGGTCCATGCGACTTACTTCTGTGCGACCCGCCATATGGAAGCGGTTTGAGCGTTGACTATGCTGAACGTTTTTCGCCACAGCCCGGTTCAGACCGTTGGTGGAACACGACAGATCGGAAACTCTCTGTTAGGCATGAAGCCATTGAAGGTGATGATGAGCCGTTCGATCCAGCGATGCTGCTGAATTTCACTTCCAAAGAATATGTGCTGTGGGGTGCGAATTGGTACGCCAACCGCCTACCGGACAGTGGCGGCTGGTGGGTTTGGGACAAGCGTAACGGACAAAGGGATGTTTCAGAAGCCGACTGGCCAATGAGCGAAGGTGAACTAGCATGGACGAACATCGGGAAGGGTGTGCGGATCTTTCGCCATACTTGGTTTGGATTGATTCGAGATAGCGAACGAAGAAAGCACTTTCACCCACACCAGAAGCCAACGGCGCTTATGAAATGGTGCATAGAAAATTCCAAGACCACTGGACTCATTCTTGACCCATACACAGGAAGCGGCCCCGTTCTCGAGGGCGCAAAAGCGCTAGGTCGGCCAGCTATAGGAATCGAACTCGTGGAGAAGTACTGCGAGATTGCGGCCAAGCGGCTGAGCCAAGAAGTATTCGACTTTGCGGCTGCACCGTGAGGCGAAACCGTGAAGCGCATTTACCACTGGCTGATGATCTGGCCCTGCTTGTGGATCGGCGGGCTCTACGGGCAAGAGAATTGGTTCTCCGAGCGTGCCAGTCTGCACTGGCTGAAGTCGCGCAAGTTTTTTAGTTCCTGAGGCGAAACCGTGAGCCGCGAAAAGGAGTAAAATGCCAAGAGCTGCTAAGAAAGACCCCCTCGCAACGATGAGCCGCGGCTTCCTAGATCCGCGCTCATTCATCTCGAAAGACGGTCGCGAGTTTCTAGCTGGCGAGGACATGAGCGTAAGGCGGCACGAAGTCTTCGAGCGTTGCGGAGGATTCTGCGAGGAGCCTGGGTGCAGCCGCGAAATACACGAAGACCTCCCGAGCGAACACCCGAATGCCTTGCACGTTCACCATATTCGCCACCGTTCCAAAGGTGGAGCTGAGAATTTTTCCAACCTTCAGGCCGCCTGTACAAGATGCCACAAAAAACACCACAGCGACCGAACCCCCCAATTTCGCGGAAGCAAGGCGGCAGATTGAAAGTCAGTTTCACTGTCTTTGGAAAGCCTATTCCGCAGGGTTCTATGCGTGCCTTCACACCTAAGGGTTGGAAGCGTCCAATTCTGACCTCTGCGAATCCCGCCTTAAAGAGCTGGCGCCAAGAGCTGGTAACTGCGGCAAGAGAAGCAGTCTTCCAAAGCACAGAAGTTGGCTTCCCGATCAAGGCAGGGATTCCAGTGCGCGCGACATTGCGATTCTTCTTTGCTGCCCCAAAAAGAGAAAAAGGCGGAATCAAGGCGACGCGCCCCGACGCAGATAAACTTCTCAGGAGTTGTCTCGACGGCATGTCTGGTGTAGTCTACTGCGATGACGCGCAGGTTGCGCATGCCGAAATATTCAAGCTTTTCGGAATCCCTGAACGAGTCGAAATCGAAGTGAGCGAGTGTGAGACAAACGGCAAGCTTTTCTGAGAGAGCCCTAACTGCGCCCTTGGCGGAACTGGTAAACGCACCGGCCTCAAAAGCCGACGGTCCAAAAGGCTATGAAGGTTCGAATCCTTCAGGGCGCACCAAAATTTGCAGTAGTCCCGAGACAAAGCTTTTCCGAGAGAACCCCATGAAGAAAATAGCCCTGTTTCACAAGTGGAAAAAGGTGAGCACCTGCATTGGCGTAATCTACGAGTGCAAAGTTTGCCGACTCCAAACTCCCAAGAAGAGCAAACGCGATGGCTGCAGCGGAAAGGCGTTTCAATGAGCGCGAAGAACCGATTGAAGCGGCCGCGCGGCTGGAAAGCTTATGGCGGCCCGTATGTCTTTCCGGTGACACGGCAGCAAAAACGCAAGATAATCAAGCAAGCGGCATGGAACTCTGTCTCTGGCCCGAACGTATTGCGCGACGACAAGGGATTGATCCCCCGCCGCGTGCGCAGAAGCATTGCGAGGGCCCTGGCTCACCGCGACTGGAAAAACAGACCAAAGAAAAGTTAAAAGGGAAAAAATTTTCCTATTGACATGTCCTTTCGTACAGGTTTACCCTCCCTCCGTAACCCTTCCCAAACCCCGCACCTCGCCGGGCGCAAAGCGAGTGTCCGCGAGGAATCTTCCCATAGGCAATAACATTCGTGTCATCGCTCAAGGCGCGTCAGCCAAAGCAACGCCAGTCTTCTACACCAACACACGCTTAGCCGCAGTGCTTCTCCAAAATGAAGAATGCAAATGGCTTACAGGCCACGAGGGAGAAATACTCGAACAACTCCCCAAGACGGGACGGCTCGAGGATGACAGCAAGATAAAAAGCAACGGTGCAATCCGCGGCCTCTCAGCAGAAATAGGAGCTCCCTTGGCACTGGCACTCTCCAACCCAAAAACAAGGGGCTGGGCGCAGCCAATGTATTCAGCGATTAGACTTCGCCGCGAAAGGCCCAGCAGCACACGGTTAACGGAGGTTACAACGTGCGATTAGCCGTCTTAGTCTTCTGCCTCATTGGAATTACAGCCCAAGCCCAACAAGCCCCAAAGCCCGCCCCGCCAGCAGAAAGCTCCTCGAAGAAAGCCCCTCCAAAGCAGATGCACGTCGGCCGGAACCTGGCCTACCCATTCAGACACCCGGTTAAAACCCAAGTAGCGATCGGCAAAGCCGTCAAGGCGACTGCAAAGGCGATCTGGTGAGACTCACAGCGGCAGCGCGGCGCGCTTTGCCAAAAAGCTCTTTTGGAGTACCCAGCAAGGCCCCGGGCCCCGGAAGTTATCCCATGCCGGATGAAGAACACCGCCGTTCAGCAATCGGGTTAGTTCACATGCATCACGGCCCTGTTGAAGCAGTGGAGCGCAAAGCGAAGCACGTCTCACCAAGTAGGAGGAAATAGCTTGCCCTCATATCCGTTCCCAGCAGGATCTACCACGCAATCAGCTTCCGCCCCCAACCCTGTTACTGGCGCTTGTCCTCTTGCTCGAGGGGAATCCGTCTACCTCTTCGGCACCGCTCCACCAGGAGCGCAACTCCCCGCCACAACCTCAAATGTTGTAGGCGAGACTCCCGCAGTCCCTCAAGCCTCGATTGCCATAAACGTTGGAGACTTCCAGGAAGGGGGCCCCGCTCCGGGAGTCAGCTTCGAGGGATTCTTCTCTGGCGCCCCCGGAGTGTTCGAAGTCGATTTCCAAGAAGCAGATACAGACTTCGACACTGCCTACATCCTTCCATCAAACGCAGCCTACAAAGTTACAGCCGTAGTCGGAAACAACTTCCGAGTCGATCTAATCCCTACAGGCGGTCGCTTTATGCGCGCTGTCCTCGTCTCGAGAGCCAACGCAGTCTCTCTCATCCTGAAAGCGACTCGCCTCCAATAAATGCCTGATAAAGCAAAACTGACCGTTAGGCAAGTCCTTTTAATCAAGAACCTTACCAAAGGCATGACCATTGCAGACGCAGCAAGGCAAGCAGGCTATTCAGAGGAGAATCCTCGACAGGTAGGCAGCACGGCTTTAGCAGCCGTCAGAGAGAAGATGCCAGCGATTCTTGACAAGCACGGACTGACTCAAGATTACCTCGTGGACAAATGTTTGCGACCCCTCATGGACGCCACGGAAACCAAGTTCTTTCAGAAGGATGGCAAGATTACGGACGAGGCAGAAGTTATCGCATGGGGACCGCGCAAAGACGGCCTGGACATGGCATTCAAGCTTCGCGGAGACTACGCGGCAGTTGAGAAGAATGGCGATGCAATCGTGAACGTGCAGATCAACACCAACGTGCAGGTGCCTGAACCGTGAGTGATTATCCCCATGGATACGGCTTTGTGTATATTCTAAAATCCAAAGAAGGCGGTTATCAAAAGATCGGCAGGACCTGCAACCCGTCGCAGCGCATGGGGCAAATAAGCCCCGTTCTTCCATTCGAGACTGAGGTAGAGTTTTTGTTTATGTGTGTTCCTGGCGAGGAGCAAATAGCGGAGAGGCTATTACACAAGAAATTCGAGGATAAGCGGACCAATGGGGAATGGTTCAAGTTGAACAATGAAGATTACGAGTGGCTTGGCCAGGATACCCTACCGTTGCCTATCGCTATTTCTCATTCGCGTTGTTACTGCCAACAGTGTCTTGGGCGATATCACTGCGTAGATCATCTGATTGAGGAACTTGTAGGATTGTCTTGACGCTCGCTAGTCCAGCACCAACGGTAAAGGTCACAACCGATGGAATGGACCGCTACGTCTACGACTACTTCGCATACCCGCACCAGAAAGCTTTCCACGAGTCTCGAGCGAAGCATCGGCTCTTAGGCGGCGCCGCAGGCCCAGGCAAGACCCTCGCCCTCATCGAAGACCACATGCTAGCCTGCCGGCAGTTCCCTCGCGAGACAGCTCCTCAGGTCCACACGCTAATCCTCAGACGCACGCACCCAAAGCTTACCGCGACGGTGATTACCAGATTCCGCGAGAAGATCCCGAAAGAGCTTTACAAGGACTTCAACGAAAGCAAGGGCATAGTGACCTGGCACAACGGCGCGACCACGCAATTCGGCTCCATGCAGTACGAGCACGATGTTTGGGGCTGGCAGGGGCAGTGGTACAAGATTGCTTACGACGAACTGACGGAGTTTACCTTTGGCCAGTGGCAGAATATCTCAGCTTGGAACCGCTGCCCAGTCTCGAAGCGAGCGACCAAAGACGGTGCCACGAACCCTATCGGCATTGGCGCGCGCTGGGTTGAAGACCTCTTCCTGAAGCACCATGTTTGCGTTGAGATGGACGCGAACCAAAAGAGGGAGTACGTCCCCGAGGATTACGTCTACTTCCCAGCCACCTACCGCAGCAACCCGGTTTATGCGAATGACGAGAACTACATCAAGAACCTGAACAGCTATCAGGAAGCGGTAAGCAAAGCGCTGAAGGAAGGCATCTGGGGAATCGCCGGCGGATATTTCGACGGAGCTTGGGACGAAGCGTACAACGTCTACCCGGCCGGTAGCGTCGACCTCGTACCCTGGGGCAAGCGCTGGCTGGGTGGAGATTGGGGCTTCGACCACGATTCCGCAATCTACTGGTTACACGAGGATGATGCTGGCCTTGTGAAGATTTATCGGGAACTGGTAATCAACAAACACACTCCTGAGGAACTCGGAGAACGGATTGTCCGCGAGAGCCGGCCAGACGCCACTGAAGACGAAGACGGCAACGACGTCTACGACTATGAGCTTTTCAGCTTCTCGCATGATGCTTTCGCGTCTCATCGTATGGGGAAGGCAGTGAACTCGATCGGTATCCGGCTTGGCGCTGTCCTGAGGAAGGCTGGAATCATTCAGCCTCAGGAATCGACGAGGGACAAGGTGGGACGCGAACAAATCCTCTATGACTTCTTGAAGGCCCGGGTAAAGACTGGACAAACGTTCAACGACGATACCGGGCACTCGGAGCCGATTACCGTAGCAAAGCTTCAGATTGCAGATTGCTGCCCACGGCTGATTCGCACGATTCCAGGGGCACCGCGAGACGAGAAGAAGAGTGAAGAGATAGCGGAATTCCTTGGTGACGATCCACTCCAAGGCGCAGGCTATGGGCTGTACGCGAAGTACGGCAAACCTCGGGGAAAGCCTTTAACCGTCCGGGTGAAGGAGAAGGTGCAAGCCTACGCTGAGAGTAGGAACACGACAACTGAGGAGCTCGAGCCGACGAGCAGAGCGATGCTGACGCGGCGCGCGGTAGCGATTGAGCGCGCGAAGGGCGGCAGGAGAGGATACAGGGCCCCCATCTGGCACCCTAGGACACATCAGTGAAATCAGGGACCATTGAAACCGCGGTGCGTTTCTCTCCCGACCTGCAAGCCCGGCAGGACCAAGGCGAACTGATAGCCTTGACGACGATTTTTTACGATCCTGGGACCGACCGACTCGAGTACTACTTCCCGACGAATCTGACGGAGGCGGAAGCAATCGCCATGCTAAGGCGCTTCAAATGTTTCCCGAAGACATGAAATTCCCAATCATCACGCGCAAAGAGTACGAAGCGAAGATAGCCGAACTCGAGGAGCGCTTGAGAGACCTCGAACGCCATTTCGTCACCAGGCGCGACGAGCAAGGGCAGGTGATAGAGACCCTGGCAGATCGCAGGAGCAAGGGCGCAACGCCGCCAAAGCGCGTCACGATGGCGCAGCTGTGCAAGTGGCTCTCAATTACGGACGGTGGGCGCCGGAGGATACCCGATGCCAAGTAGCCGCGAATTAGCTGAAACCCTCAAGGGCGTGACCGAGAAGGAGAAGGACGCTCAGCGCATCGAGATTGAGTGCGTGGAACCGCCAGGCGGTGGGGCGGATGGGTATATCGTGACGGTCTATCCTAAAGAAGGCAAACCCGGCACGAAAGAGAAACACAACGGCTGGATGCGTCCTATCAAACGGGTCTTCGAGTCGAAGCAATCGGCAATCGGGTACGTTATGAAAGTCCTCTGAAGGAGGCTTTATGCCAGGTTACATGAACCCAAAGTACGGCGAGATGATGGAAGGCGGTAAAGCAGCCGACGAGAAGAGCCCGAGCCCAGCGCCAAAGAAAGAGCATCATGGTAAGGGAGCCGGACACGACAAGCCGCACATCCACATCCATTCGCACGGCGCAGGACATACAGTCCACATTTTGCACCACGATGGCCGCCACGAAATGCACGAGCATCCTCACGGCGATTCAGACGGCATTGCCGAGCACATCCATACGCACCTGGGGGGCGCCGCGCCGGAATCCTTTGGCAGCCCTACGGGTGATGAAGTGGCGATGGGTGAACGGTAGGACTTCGTACGAAGCGGGGGTAGTGGTCACGCATCTCGATAAGCGGACGTGCAAGATGCCGTCAACGTGGCCCCATGATCTTCGGGAGCAGACAGCTCCCCGATGAATCGACAAGGAGAAAAATCAGTGAAAAGGAAAATCGCAGCTCTACTTACGAGCTTGCTCCTGATTCTCGGGGCGGGCTCTCTCTACGTTGCAGACGCACAGCAAGGGGCAGCTTACTCGCAACTGGCGCGTGTGGCCGGCGAGTTTGACGCCAAGAACTTCAATTCCTGGCAAGCAGTTATCTATTCAGGCTTCAGTTCCACTGGCGCTCAGACCATGCAAATCTTCCAGGGTGGCGGCGTGGCTCTGCAGGACGGCACAATCTTCTATCCGTTCGCTGTCAACGCCCCGTTACTTGTAGACGCTGGGCAATCCAACCAAGAAGTTGTGACGGTCACGGCAGTCTCCGGTTGCACGACATATTCGCAGACTGAGCCACCGCCATGCTCGATCACGGCGACGTTTGCGAACACCCACGGCCGCGGCGCAATCATCAAGAGCGGTACGGCAGGGTTGCAGGAAGCCGTCAACTTGGCATTTCAGCAAGGCGGCGGGCAAGTCCAGATTGACGCCATTTTCAACAAACAGGCGAATGCGATTGTGGGCGTCACTGGAGCGCCAGCCACTTACGTTGCCTTTATGACCGCTATTGCGCCTTATGCGAACGTGGGCATTGTGGACAAAAGCAGCGGCGTTACGCGCTATTGGTCGCCAACCCCGACCGGTTTGGCTCTAGCGGTGCCGACCACGCTAACTGCTCAGGCAGCCTGCGATGCAACTCATACGTTCTGCTCAGATGCGACCGTGGCCGGGTCTGCGTCTTATGCTGGCGGTTCGCTGTTTGGCTGTGTCGCTTACGTGGACATTATGGGCAACGAAGGTCCGTGCTCACTGACCGCCAGTTTCACCGACGTATCCGCGAAGGCGATCGACGTGGGCGCCCCTGCAGCCTCGCCCGGGGCAGTGGGCTATGTCGTTTACCTGTCGCTTGACGCTGGCACTTATGCTCAGGCATACCAGATACCTTCGACTTCGCTAAACTGCACGCTGACCACAGTCGAGACGGTTCTGCCGGCCTGTGCCGTGACGAACACCACCTACGGGCAAACTGCTTCTAAGTTTGGCGCTGGCGGATTATTTACCAACGGCGGGTCACAGATCACGACCATTGCGCTGAATACAGGGCTTCACTTCACCAAGCTGGCCTCCACGGTGCAAACAACCGCTTCGCTTACCCCGATGACGAACTCTTCCGTGACCTATTCCTACGCTCCCAGCAGCCGTGTTGGTGCTCCGGGGATTTCTCCTTGGAACGCTACGCAAGAAATTGCGGCTGGAGGTATCAGTGCTTCGTCAACGACCGGTATCCCGATGTCGATGGGTACGTGGACGATCCCGGCTAACTACTTCAACTATGTGGGTGCGGAGTTTCGCGTATCTGGCAAACTCGTAGAAACGCCGTCTGGCGCATCCGACACTTTGAAAGTAATCGTGGCGTGGGATGCCGCGGGCACAAACACAACTACCGTCCCGACGACTCTGTGCAATATCACGAATATTCATACAGAGGCCGCGGCCCAACAGAGTGCGTGGTATTCCTGCACGGTCAGGGTTCTGACCACCGGCGCAACGGGTACTGCTTTAGTCAACGGTGGCGGATTTTTTGACATAGCTACCGGCGCGGCTGGCGTTCTGATTGGCGGTGCGAATGACACGGCTGTAGCCGCTTCCGGCTCAATCAACCTGACGGTTCCGGCTCGCATCTCCGTTCGGTTCACCAATACTGGCTCAACCGTCACCGCCGCACAGCCACTTGAAGGAACGCTAGAAGTTCTGAATTAAGGCATTAATAATGCCTTGGAAGCCCGAGGACGCCTTTCGTCATACTCACGCCGCGGTAACGCCGAAGAAGAAGCGACAGTGGGCAAAAATTGCTGACAGTTCACTGGCGCGCGGACAGTCGGAAGGCTCAGCGATTCGCCAAGCTAACGCAGTTGTGGGACGTGGGCATGTAGCCCCGAAGAGAAGGAAATAGCTTGCCAGAAGAAGCCGAACTACAAGAGCACGCGACAAGCGAAAATGCCGAATCGGAATCAGACGAGCAGCAAGAGACTGCCGTCTCTGACGATCCGCTTGCCGACAACGAAGAGCTTCAGCACGAGCTGTATCAGCTCTGGCTGAAACTCATGACCGAAGACCGCTACTCGCGCTTGGTCGAAGTCCGAGACGTCAAGCAGGCCGAGATGTACTGGCGCAACCTCCAGTACATTTGGTGGAGCGATCAGGACCAGCGCTGGAACCTGCCGTCTCAGGGGAACGCCGTCAATTGGGCTGACCTCGACATTGACGACATGCCGCGGTTTGAATTCTCAACCAACATCTACCAGGGCTACGGGCTTACCGGGATTGGCGCTATCGCGCAAGCCCCGCCGCGCGTTCGGTTCTTCCCGGATGATGCCGACGTCCCTGAAGACATTGAAACCGCAGAAGGCGACACGAAACTATCTAAGATCATTCAGCGCTGGAACCCGACACAACTCCTCATGCAGGATGAAGCTTGGCACCTTTATACCGGAGGCATTTGCGGGCTCTACACGCGGTATGTGGCTGACGGGGAACGCTATGGGTTCGAACCAATTGAAAGACTTAGAGAGGCGGAAGACCAGCTTTCACCGGACACGCTTACTTGCCCGCAATGCGGATATGAGGCGCCAGCGGAGCACGCTGTGCCTCCAGTGCCGTGCCCTTCTTGCGGCAGAACTCTTACCGAAGACAACATCGTGCCCGGGCAAACCGCACCTGTACCCGCTTCAGCTGGCACCGAAGATGTTCCGAAAGGCCGTCAAATCATCACCGCGCACGGAGCGCTGAACCTGAAGCGGCCGCAATGGGCGCAGACGCAGAGCAACTGCCACTATCTGGCTCTTGAGGAGGAAGTGCACTATGCGGTGCTTCGAGCGGCTTACAAGGAGAAGGCTGACAAGATTAAGCCTGGAGCGGGATTTGGTGCTGATGACAGCTACGAGCGCAACGCTCGCCTTAGTTCTGCTGAAGGCACTCGCATGCAAAGCCAGACCGGTCCAGCTCAATCCGTCCTATGCACTTTTGCTCGCATTTGGTTTCGTCCTTCTTGCTTCTGGATTCTGCCTAAGGCCACGCGGGAGAAGTTCTTCGCGGCCGCACCGGAGATAGAGGCGAAGGGTTTCAGAGCAAACTTCTCTGGCGAAGTCTATTGCGAAGGGTCAGTAGAGAGCATGGACGATCACTGGAAACTCTACCACGCCATGCCAGGCCGCGGGATGCACCGCCCAGGAATTGGCTCAAGCATGATTTCGGTCCAGGACCGTTTCAATACGTTCACTAACATTTCAGCGGAGACTTACGAGTACGGCATTCCGATTACCTACCGCGCTGCAGACACTTTTGATGAGGAAGCAAACGAAGACCAGCGCGCCGAGCCGGGAGCCGAAGTCCCTGTGATGCTCGCCCCTGGCGAAGACATCAACAATAAAATCAAACAAGTGCGCGCCGACTCTGTCAGCCCCGATATGTACAAGCACATGATGGATTTGATGGGGCCGATTGGGCAGTTTCTGACCGGGATGTACCCTGCCCTTCAGGGCAACCCTGAAACCGGTACGGACACGCTAGGCGGAATTGCTATTCAGCGCGACCAGAGCATGGGCAGAATGGGAGTGTTCTACGTTCCGATGCGGCAAGCCCACGCCGACATTTTGAGCCTAGCCTGCAAAGACTTCCGCGCGAACGTCCAGGGCAAGGTTTCAATGCCGATTCTCGGGCCGAGCGGAGACTTCGAATCGGAGTCGGTCGATACGACAGCCCTTCAAGGCGATTCGAAAGCCTACCCTGAAGGTGATGAAAACTTTCCTGAACTCTGGAACCAGAAGCGTGCGACGGTGATGACGGTACTCGACAGTCCGCAAGGACAGGCCCTTCTGACTGGCCCTGAAGGCCCTGACAACGCTGAACTACTCGTCAAGGTCATTGGAGTCGAGGATCTGAAGGTTCCCGGCGCTACGGCCAAGCGGAAGGCCCTGAAGACCATTGGCGAGCTCACCAAGGTTCCTGATGGCCAGGATATGGCACCAGACCTGACACCGCAAATTGCAGCGATGGTCGACAAGGACGTTGACGAGCATGGGCCCGAAGCGATGGTTTGCCAGCGCTGGCTGAACGATACCGAAGGTCTGAAGTGCAAGCGAACGAATCCTACCGGCTGGCTGAATGTAAAAGCCTACATGATGGCGCAGAAGTCGCTTGTGCCGCCGCCGCCACCCCCTGAAAAGCCGCTTAGCCCAACGTTCACGACAAACTTTAAAGATCTACCGCCAGCTGCCCAAGAACAAATCCTTACCCAAATGGGCATTCACATAACGCCAGAAGACTTTATTGCCAAGGTGATGATGGACAAAGCAGCAAAAACGCCCATAGGCGGCATCGCCGGACCGCCTAAGGGAGCAGCACCAAACGGCGCTGGAGGCTCACATGCCGGGTGAAGAAGAAGTTGTAGGAGCAGGAGTAGCGGTTGATGACGGTGCAGCGCCGACGCCAGAACCAGAGGTCGACGACCAGGCAGCAGTAGAGGAAGTAGTTGAGCCAGCAGCAGAGGAAGAAATCCCTGGAGCACAGGAAACGCCGCCGGGTGAAGAACCCACGCCAAAACAACCTCCCAAAGAAGAACTGGCCGAATTCAAAGGCACCGTCTCTGCCCGACTAAAGCACCTTGACAAGCAGGCTCCTGGACTTGCCGCGCACCTCGAGAAGTACCCTCAAGTCCGAGACGCCATTGCCGCGACGTTCAGGCGCGAAGCAGCCTTCAGGGAACTCTACCCGGGCGGATTGGTCGAGGCGCAAGCGCTTCGCGATGCCTTCCCGCGCGGCATGGATGACGTCAACCAGGTAATGGCCGAAATCCAAGAAGTCGAAGGACTGGACTCGAAATTCTATACTCAGGGCGATGATGGCAGTTACCCTGGCCACGCTGACTTCATCGAGAATCTTGCCGCGCAGGACAAAGACGCAACGATTGCTCTCTTGAAAAAGGCTCCAACGGCGTGGGCAAAGCTCGACCCTGAAAGCTACAACGAAACCTTTTCCGGCATCATGGCGCGAACGCTGGCCAACGATCGCGTCTACGAGCATATGGACATTCTGACCGAGATTGCGAAGGAACTGAAGAACCCGGAACTCACTCAGCGCGTGACGCAACTGGCAAATTACCTGGCAGGCTTCCAGCCAAAGCGCGCGAAAGAGCCAACCGATGAAGAGCGCCGCATCAAGGCCGAACGAGTAGCGCTTGATCGCGAAAAGGCCGAACGGTCAAAAGAAGAAGGCGCACGGTTCCATCAGAGTTTTGTAGCTGAAAGCATGAAATTTCAGCGCGACCTGATAGCGGCTCATCCGCTCATCAAACGCTTGCCTGACACAATCCCAGCGAACAAGAAAGCCGCGATGATCGAAGACGTCAGGAAGCGAGTCGTAACGCACCTCGACAAGATCCGGCCATTCAAAGCCGCTTTCAACGCTGGCTACCAGGCCCGCGACCAGAAAGCGGTGATGCAAGCGCAAAAGAATTATTGGACAGGTTGGCTTCTGAATTTATATGTGCGAAGGGTTCTCTCTGAGGAGACTCCTGGTTTAGTAAGTGCGAGCCAAGCGAAGCCCGGCGCAAAACCAGCGGCGAAGCCTGGAGCAAAACCAGCGGCGGCAGCCGGCGGAAAGAAACC